CTTAAATTAGGGGCATCCGCATTCCCAGTGGGCCTAGCTGTAAGTGTAGACTTGGGCGCCCCTTTGGTGTATGGAGAGATAGACACCAATCAAGATCCAAACTACAATACTATAAATGATGGGCAAAGTCCTGGGTGGGCTTCTATATCAGTCTCGCAGTCCCCAGGTTACGAAGAAATTGACGCTGGGCGCGATGCTGCTTAGCAAGTGAGGAAATAAAATGGCAACTTACGTTAATAACTTACGGCTTACAGAGCTTGCAACGGGTGAAGGATCTGGAACCTGGGGCACAACGACAAACACCAACCTGGAACTGATTGGTGAAGCTCTCGGCTATGGTTCTGAAGCTGTTGCGAACGCCTCCACCCACACAATCACTGTTGCTGACGGAACAGCTGACTCAGCCAGGTCGTTTTACTTAAAGCTGACCGGCGGCGGCCAGGCTTGTACTGTTACCTTGGCACCCAATACCTTATCTAAAGTTTGGATGGTTGAGAACACCACCAACTCTACCCTTACCTTCTCCCAGGGCTCTGGCGCAAATGTTGCGATTGCTGCGGGCGCGGTGAAGATGATTGCCACAGATGGTGCCGGCAGCGGCGCTGTTGTTTATGACTTATTAGTTGATACTGACCTTACTGGCACCACCACGGTTGTCAACCTCACTTCTTCTGGCACTATTGACGCAGCCACTGTTGAGTTTAACTCTCTATCAGGTACTGGATCTGTTGCCATTACAGATATCCTGGACCAGGACAATATGTCCTCCAACAGCGCAACCGCCCTGGCAACGCAGCAGTCTATTAAGGCGTATGTTGATTCTTCAGTAGCATCTTTTGACACCCTGGCTGAGGTTTTAGCCCAGGGTAATACCACTGGATCAACTGATATAGAAGTAACAACCGCACAGAAAGTTCAATTCCGTGATTCAGCTATCTACATAAACTCTAGCGCTGATGGACAGTTAGACATTGTTGCAGACACAGAGATTCAGATAGCCGCTACGACTATTGATATTAATGGAGCTATCAACGCAAGTGGTGAGATCATTGCGGCTAGTTTAGATATTAGCGGCAACATAGATGTAGATGGTGTAACAAACCTTGACGTAGTAGATATTGATGGTGCTGTGGATATGGCAAGCACTCTAGCGGTTGCAGGTGATGCAAACTTTGATAGTGGTACTTTATTTGTAGATGTTAGTGTTAACTCTGTTGGTATTGGCAATGGCACTACTGAACCAACAGCAACTTTAGATGTAAGAAGACCAGATGCCTCTGGTAAAATTGCAGAGTTTCATCAAAGCGCAGGTTTTGGATTAGAACTTGGTAGTTCTCAAGCTCAAGCATATATCCAAGCAGGTAGCAGTCAGACGCTACTTATGACAGTACCTTCAGACATGACTATTGACGCGGGTGGAGACATCATCCTTGATGCTGATGGTGGAGATTGGAGATTTAAAGATGCAGGTGCAGAAATATTTAAAATCTCTAATGGGTCTGGATTTTTTGCAATAAAGTCTCAGGTGATAGATGCCGATATAAATTTTCTAGGCAGCGATGGCGGTAGTGAAATCACAGCCCTCACCCTTGATATGTCAGACGGTGGTAGTGCAAGATTTGCTCACGATATAAGTCTAGTTGATAGCGGTCAAATTTTATTAGGTGCAGGACTAGATGGGAGAATTAGCAGTGACGGCACGAATTTAAATATTCTTGCGAACAATGGCGACCTAACACTAGATGTTGCAGGAGACATTAACCTTGATGCAGATGGTGGAGATATACAACTATTAGATGGTGGCGTTTCCACAGGTAGATTAGGTCTTGAAAATGGCGATTTAAATATTGCCAGTATGAGACAAGACTATGATATTAGATTTAAAGGAATGGATGGAAACACAACTCCTTTTACAGCCCTCACCCTTGATATGTCAGCGGCTGGTGCGGCTACGTTTAATTCTACGGTGGGGATTGGTGTAGCGGCACACGCAACGATACCAGTTTCGGCTTATGCTCCTGATGCAAGCGGCAATCTAAAACTCACCAGAGCAGGAACATCTGAAAGTTTAACGCTAGGTACTTACTATATAACTGCGTCAGGTAACGATTTAAATTTAAGCACTACAGGCGACCTAACCTTAGACGCGGCAGGAGACATTATTCTTGATGCAGGTGGTGCAGAAGTCAAACTAAAAGATGATGGCTTACAATTTGGACAGATTTATACATCATCTAACAATTTATATATTCAAAGCTCTATTTCAAATAAAGACCTAAAATTTGAGGTAAACGATGCTGGCACTATACTTACTGCTCTTACTTTAGATGGTGCATCCGCAGGTGCGGCTACGTTTAATGCAGGTGCTACTTTTGGTGGAAGTATAACCACAACAGCGGCTGCCATAAATGGTCAGTTAAATGTTACTGGTACTACTAATAGTAATAATATCTTTGCCCAACAACTTTCCACGCAATTCGACACTAGCTCGTTTATGAGATTTCACCCTTCATCGGTTACTAATAGCGGTGGTTTTACTAATATATTCTTTGGAACTAGCACTTCTAACAATTACGGTGTTGCTATTGGAGGTAAAAGAGCAGGAACAAATGATGAGCCTACCTTTGCAATAAGAATGCTTAACGACAGTACTACAGGAACTGAAGTTCTTAATATCGCTAATTCAGGTGCGGCTACGTTTAGTTCTAATATTGTTTTTGGTGATGGTCATTTCATAGGCGATGACGCTGACGATAATTTATGGCTAGCGGGCGGCTCTAATGAAAACATAATAATAGATTCTGCTGAAGACATTTTTCTTGATGCCGCAAACCAAAACATAAATTTAAGGGTGGCGGGTAGTGCTTTTGGAAGGCTGGTAAGAACCTCTAGTGCATATTTATCTGTTCAATCGAATGGAGGTAATTTAAGGCTAGGAGCAAACAACACTGATTACTGGTCTATAGATGAATATAGACTCTACCCTGTAACCGATAATGTAGATGACATCGGATTAGCAAATAATAGAGTAAAAGATTTATATTTATCGGGCGGAGTTTTCCTCGGCGGGACGGGCGCGGCCAATAAATTAGACGATTACGAGGAGGGAACTTGGAGTCCTCAAATATATTATCAAAACAGTACAGACCAAGGCAATGCTAGTAATACAACTCAAACAGGTTTGTACACTAAAATAGGCAGGGTAGTCACGGTAAATTTTCGGCTTATTTGGAACATCTCTGGAAGCCCTGCAACCGATAATATTGGTGTAAAAAATCTTCCCTTTACTGGCACGGGCGATACTTTTAGTTCGGCAGGCACTGCATTTCCTATAAATAACACTACGACTATTAATACAGTATTACTGGGAAAACCAGCTAGCGGAGGTACGCTTACTATTTTTGAATCGGGAGACATGGCGGGGAACTTAGGGAACAAGTTTGGCTCTGGTAATAATAAAGAAATAAGAGGCACACTAACTTACTTCACTAGTCAGTAACAATTAACCATACGCCTAGTGGATTCTAGGCGCGGACAGGAGAAATAAAATGGCAATAACAAAAGTAGTCGTAAACGACAAAAAAGAAGTAATGCTCAATGATGAGTGGAATTTTGTATACATTAACGTGCGCGTAGCAACCATCTTTCGGGAGGACGGTGTGGATGTGAGCCGATCTTTTCATCGGTATGTGTTAATGCCAGATGCAGATTATTCGGCGCTACCTGCTGACGTTGTGGCGCTTTGCAACTTAGAATTTACAGACGAATGCAAGGCAAACTATCAACTATTCTTAGCAGCGCAACCAACGCCTTAAAGGAGAAATAAAATGGCAATAACAGTAAATTGGTCTATTACAGACATGACACACGTTGATTCTGACGGTGGCGTTGTTAAAGCCTATTGGAGTTGTGTAGCAAATAGCGATGGCGATCCGTCCTATAGCGCACAGAACCAAAGCAAAATTATCTGCACTTACGATGCTTCGGCAGCGGGGTACATACCGTATGCGAGTCTGACTGAAAACGATGTTCTTGGCTGGGTTTGGGACAGTATGGCGACAGATGATGTAACGGCGGCGGAAGCAAAAGCTGCTCAAGAAGCCAACGTAACAGCGCGTGTACAAAATGAAATAGATGCTGCTGCAACGACAGCTTCAGGGGTTCCCTGGTCGTCTTAATCCACCGTGTTAAACTTTGAGATGCCAGGTATATGGATGGTCTTGACGCCATTGGGGCACTTTGGCCCATTGCATTAGGGTTTGTAACTCTAGTGATTGTGCTGGCTAAAATGCACGCAGATATCGAGCAGATTAAGGAAAAAGTAAAAACCTTGTTTGACCTGTGGAACAGGAAAGACAAATAAATTGAAAACTAAAGGAGACTTATAATGGCTAAAAATGAAAACAAAACCATTACTGTCAATGATGTAGAACACAACATTGAAGACTTAAATGAGCAGCAGATTGCTATGGTCAACCACATAGCAGACCTGGACAAGAAGCTGGGCAGTCTTGGCTTTAACATGGATCAGCTAAAAGTAGGCCGAGAGGCTTTTGTGACCATGTTGACCAGCTCTTTAAGTGAAGATGATGAGGCGACTGAAGCCTCTCACTAGGAGGAGAAATGTCAGAAAATATTGTGAGGGTGCCTACCTGGGCGATTCCTTTGATTGTTAGCCTTTTTATAGGCGCGGCGTCCTATGGTGCTGCCCAGGCAAATGCTGAGACAACTCAGAAAGAGCTTGATCGCGTGGAAAAGATTGTTATTGAGACAAGTAAGAAAAGCGTCGAAAATGGCACATCTACCAAGCTCAATGAGCAGGCTATTAAGAGCATAACAAAAAATTTGACAGAGATGCAGGAGACGGCAAAGTCCTCTGATGCAAAACTTCAAAAGCTGGTGGAGCTGCTTATCGCACAAAGCCAGAAGTAAAAGGTTGCGATTTAAGGACCTTTAATCTTCTTGGTGGAGTACACGATACCACCGAGCGAAAGCTCCGAGCTATACACTGGTTTAGGTATAACATTGGAAAATGCAGCCCCAGTAGGTCGGTATATATTTATAATAGGCTGGCTGTGACTCTTGGGGTCTCTTTAGATGTAGAGACTCGCGCCTGGTCAAACAGGATATGGGAATCCAAAGAGCAAGATTCCTATGTGATGGAGTTTACTGATTTCTTTTGTGTAAGCGAGCCTAAGAGGACGGTATGTTATCCCGATATGTTTGTAACCAAGGGAATAGATCTTTCGACAATAAAGGCAGGTGACGGAGAGGAGGAGGACAGCCCTCGAATAGGATTGCCGGCACAAACACCATTAGACTAAAGTGAAATAAATTATTATGGCCACAATAAAAGAGACAATATCCCGAATCGAAAAACATGAAGCTGAATGCACGATTAGGTATGAAAATATTGAACGCAGGCTTGATGGTGGCAGTAAGCGATTTGACAAATTAGAGCGCATGCTCTGGGGGATATACCCAACAATCATAGCGGTTTTTGCCGTGTCTAAGTGGATGGGATAATGTTAGATAAACTGATTGGACCCGTAACCGGCCTCTTAAATAAATTTATTGAGGATAAGGACCAGGCTAACGCCCTAGCCCACGAGATTACTACCCTGGCGTCCAAGCAGGCATTAGAAATTAACAAGGCGCAGCTGGAAGTCAATAAGGTAGAAGCTGCCCATAAAAGCCTTTTTGTAGCTGGATGGCGCCCATTTGTTGGCTGGATTTGCGGAATTGGTCTTTTATACAATGTAATCCTGGCCCAGGTTCTTGGCATTTGGTTTGATGTGCCAGAAGTTGACCCATCTCTTCTCACCCCCGTCCTTATGGGCATGCTCGGCATGGGAGCAATGCGCTCCTACGAGAAGACAAAAAATGTAGCGCGAGAAAAATAGCTACTATCTTGGTTGCCTGATAGATGATTATATACGCCCAGCTCGTTCGGCTGTACAATGTTGTCAATAATTGCATAAAACAGCATAAGCGCCAGGAGATACCAGATATTATGAAAACAAGCGGAGAAGGTGTTGCCTTAATAAAAAAGTTTGAGGGCTGCGAGCTGGGAGCATACCAGTGCAGCGCAGACGTTTGGACTATAGGCTATGGCCATACCAGGGGAGTAAGTGAAGGCGATACTTGCACTAAGGATGATGCTGAGAAGATCCTCATAGATGACCTGGTAGAATTCGAGGGTTATGTCAACGACCTGGTAGATGCTGAGCTCACGCAAAATCAATTTGACGCCCTGGTAGCCTGGACATTTAACCTGGGCCCAACTAATTTAAAAACCTCTACTCTTCTTACCAGGCTAAACTCTGGAGACCTGGATGACGTTCCTCACCAGCTAAAACGCTGGAATAAAGCCAGTGGCAAGGTCCTGGATGGCCTGGTACGGCGAAGAGAGGCTGAGGCCCTTCTTTGGCTTAATGAAGAATGGTGCCATGTCTAATATAGACTTCAAAGACTTCGACGTTCTCTCCGAAGCTGAGCAGACAGAAGCCATGGCTCTATTGAGCCGATATCAGAGACTTGAAAAGCAAGATCACTGTCAGAGCGACTTTATTAATTTTGTGAAGCATATGTGGCCTGAGTGTATCCTGGGTCGGCACCATAAGATTATCGGTGAGAAGTTTAACCGTATTGCTGATGGCAAGCTCAAGCGTTTAATTGTTTGCTTGCCCCCCAGGCATTCCAAGTCCGAGTTTGCCTCTACATTCTTCCCAGCCTGGATGATGGGCCGCAGAGGAGATCTCAAGATCATTCAGACAACCCACACCGCTGAGCTTGCGGTACGGTTTGGTCGAAAAGTCAGAAACCTTATTGATAGCGAAGACTATCAGCATGTCTTTCCTGATTTAAAATTACAATCAGACAACAAGTCTGCAGGAAGATGGACCACTAACCAGGAAGGTGAATCCTTCTATGCGGGTGTTGGTGGCGCCATTACTGGTCGTGGTGCTGACCTTCTAATTATTGATGACCCTCACTCTGAGCAGGACGCCCTCTCGCCCACATCCATGGATGCAGCTTATGAGTGGTATACGTCCGGTCCTCGGCAGCGTTTGCAGCCAGGTGGGATTATTATCATTGTTATGACCAGGTGGAGCACTAAGGACCTGGTTGGAAAGGTCCTTTCACGCCAGGGCGAAGAGCACGCCGATCAGTGGGAGGTTGTTGAATTCCCTGCGATCATGCCTGAGTCAGAAGAACCTTTATGGCCTGAGTTTTGGAAGAAAGAAGAGCTGCTTTCAGTGAAGGCTTCTCTGCCGATTAGCAAGTGGAATGCTCAGTGGATGCAGCAGCCCACTGCCCAGAGTGGTGCTATTGTAAAAAGAGAGTGGTGGAAAATGTGGGAGGAGGATCGCGTTCCTGCTTACAGTTATGTCATTCAATCTTACGATACTGCGTTCTCAGCCAAGGAAACAGCTGACTATTCAGCCATTACTACCTGGGCAGTTTTTGAGCCAGAGCCTGATGGTCCAGAGGCAATTATGCTGCTGGATGCGAAGCGTGTTCGCTTAGACTTTCCAGAATTGAAAAGATTAGCGTATGATGAGTATAAATATTGGGAACCGGACTGTGTTTTGATTGAGGCAAAGGCTAGTGGTACACCCTTAACGCAAGAGTTGCGTCGAATGGGAATACCTGTTATGGCATATACACCGAGCCGTGGTCAAGATAAAATAGCAAGAATGAATTCAGTGGCGCCTATTTTTGAATCAGGAATGGTGTGGGCACCCGAAGAAGGCTTTGCAGAAGAAGTGATAGAAGAAATGGCAGCCTTTCCGTTTGGTGAGCACGATGACTTTTGTGACAGTGCTACAATGGCATTGATGCGGTTTAGGCAGGGCGGATTCCTAAACCTGGAGACTGATTATAAAGACGAGGCCCAATTCTTAAAAAGAGATAGGGTGGTATATTACTAATGGCGATTGAAAAAAGAAATTTAGGCACCGAAGATGATGGCGACATTATCCAGCTAGGTTCTGGTATGGAAGTTATGCAGGAGCCTTCTCGCCAGGATCTAATAGAAAATGCAGCCCAGGTATTGGTCACAGAAAAAGATATCCTGATTGATGATGAGATTGATGCGGTAGATGAAGCGCCGCAGGTAGATTTCAACGTCAACCTGGTTGATTACTTAGATTCTGGAGAGCTAAGCTCCCTGGCTGGAGACGTTCTCGAATCTATCAAGGCTGATAAAGAGTCCAGGTCAGACTGGGAGAAGACTTATACTGACGGGTTAAAGTACCTGGGTATGAAGTTTGATGATGCTAGATCCACGCCCTTCCAGGGCAGCTCTGGCGTTATTCACCCAATCCTTGCTGAGGCCGTAACTCAATTTCAGGCCCAGGCGTATAAAGAATTACTTCCAGCAAAAGGTCCGGTTAAGACTGAGATCATGGGCGCCAGGACTGCTGAGGTTGAATCTCAGGCTGAGCGCGTTCAGGAGTTTATGAATTTCTACATCATGAACGTGATGAAGGAATATGACCCTGAGCTAGATATGCTGTTGTTCTATTTGCCCCTGGCAGGTAGCGCATTTAAGAAAGTTTACTACGACACGGTTCAGAATCGTGCATTGTCAAAATTCATTATGCCCCAGGACTTAATTGTCCCTTATGAAGCCACAGATTTAAGCTCAGCTGAGCGCGTCACGCATGTAATCAACATGTCCAGGAATGAGATTAAGAAGCAGCAGCTCTCTGGATTCTATGCGGATGTAGAGCTCAAGGGCGGCGGGCAGCACTTCAGTCGCAGTGAGATTGAGGAGCAGATTGACGAAATTGAGGGCATGGCTCCAAGTTACCAGGAAGATCG